TTAGTAGAGCTTTACGAACCGCGAGTGAGATTATTAGACGTAGACGTTCAATCAAACGAAGATCTGAACGCAATGAATGTTAGAATACAATTTAGTATTATTACATCACAGACAGACGAATCACTCGATATCACACTATACAGAGTAAGATAAAATGACAGCTAGCAAAAATCTCACGACTCTCGATTTTCAGAGTATCAAGCAAAATCTAAAGGATTTTCTCTCTGATCCAGACCAAAATCCAGCATTCAAAGATTACGATTTCGAAGCTTCGAATATCAATGTATTGCTAGATGTATTAGCGTATAATACGAGTCTCAATGGTTTTTATCTAAACATGATTGCCAACGAGATGTTTCTCGACTCTGCATTGTTACGCGATTCTATCGTCTCGCATGCGAAAGAACTCAATTACGTTCCTCGATCATTCAGATCTGCTTATGCAAAAGTAAAGTTGACACTCACTGACTCAACAGACGATGCTACTATTATCATACCGCGTGGTACAGCATTCACTGGAACAGAAGGCAACAGAAATTTTGTATTTACGACTGCAGAAAATATTCAAGCACTCAATGTGTCGGGTACTACATTTGAAGCTAACAATGTGGTAATATACGAGGGCGATTATATACAAGATTCATTTGTCGTTGACGGATTGTCGACTAAGAGGTACATTGCATCGAACAAAACTATTGACACAAATAGTTTGAAGGTAACTGTTATCGAAGACAACGGCGCAACTGTTTTGTCATACGAGAAAACAGAAAGCTTATTTGGTATTAGTGCTTCTGATCAAGTGTATTTTATTCAAGCAGCTGAAAACGATTCATACGAGATATTATTTGGTGACGGTATTATAGGCAGGAAGCCAAAAACAAACTCTATAGTTTTGATGGAATACAGAACATGTAACGGCGAACTGCCAAATGGCATCAATAAGTTTACTCCAAATGGCAAAGTCGGTACGGCTACGATCACAAAAGTTGATACGCTTCCAGATGGCAGAGCATCAGGCGGTTCTATTCCTGAATCACTCGAATCGATCAAGCTGAACGCACCGCGAGCATTCACCACACAAAATAGAGTTGTGACCGCAAATGATTATGCTACGCTTTTGAAAGCAAACTTCTCAGAGATCAATGATGTTGCTGCTTATGGTGGCGAAGAGTTTGATCCGCCGCTGTATGGAAAGGTGATTGTTGCAGTCGATTTAAAGAACACTGATCAATTACCAAAACTTTTTAGAGACAGATATAGAGCGTTTATCAAACCTCGTAGCCCCTTGTCAATTGACCCTGTGTTTGTCAGACCAAATTATTTGTACCTATCAATCAATACTAAAGTCAAATATAATATTACACAGACATCTCTAGGAGTTGATGATGTGAAGGCATTAGTAGTATCGGCCATTCAAAATTTTAACAATCAAAATCTTGATGGATTTAATAAGACATTGTTCTTTAGTAAATTAGTTGCGGCTATTGATGACTCTCAAGATGCAATCATCAGTAATGACACGACTGTCAGAGCGACTAAATTTATCACAACCGCAGAATTAGTGAGAAATAATTATGTGTTAGATTTTGATATGCAATTACAAAATGATTATGGTAAAATTGATACTCTCACATATCCATTAAATCGCTCGCGAGCTGTTGAATCAGAATCCTTTGCGTTCGATGGAGAAACATGTTTTATACATGATGATGGGGACGGCAATTTAAATATTGTTAAAGAAACTTCTGATAATGAATGGGAAATTTTGACTCAAATAGGTTTTGTAAACTATATAACTGGACGAATTAGATTAAACAACTTTTCTACAGGTAATCTAAAAACAAGCTTTAAAATTACAGTGACACCAAGAGAAAAAGATATTTTCTCTCAGAAAAAATCTATTTTAAGAACACTCGATCAAGATATAAAAGTGACAATTGAGCAGGTTAGACTCTAATGGCTTTAGAAGTCGAAAAAAATATTTCGAAATTTATCGAACAACAATTTCCTGAATTCTATAAAACTGAAGGAGAAAAGTTTATTGCTTTTGTCCAAGCATATTATGAGTGGTTGGAATCAAATAACAGGGAATTGTATCATGCTCGTAACTTAACAGATTATAGAGATATCGATAATACAATTGATGATTTTATTCTCGACTTTAAAAACAAATATCTTTCTAACATTCAATTTAACATTGCTACTAATAAGAGACTTTTTGTTAAAAATGCCTTAGAATTTTATAGGGCAAAGGGCACAGAAAGAGCAATCGATTTATTCTTTAAGTTGGTTTATGGTATAGAAGCAAGAGTATATGAACCATCACGTGATCTTTTTAAACTCTCTGATAATGAATGGGAAGATAAAAGATATCTTGAAATGGTTCCATCTCCTACAAATTTAAATTTTATTGGCAGACAAATTTTTGGTTCAAGTTCTAAAGCTTCAGCATTTGCCGAAAGATTAGTTAGAGTTAAGAAAGGCAATTTATACATCGAAGTGATTTTCCTCAGCGCTTTGAATGGTACTTTTAAAACAAACGAACACATATATGCAGTCGCAGATAATGGCGTAGATCGTTATCGTAATGAAGTAATCGGTTCACTTACATCATTTGAAATTTCTGCTTCAGATGCAAATTTTGTTGTAGGTGAAGAAGTAATTGTTGAAGGCGGCGAAGGTAAAAAAGGAAAAGCCATTGTAACAAGTATTGAATCTGAAGTTGGCGTTGTTAGTTTCGATATGATAGAATATGAGTCGGGTTGGGGATATAGTGCTGATACTCAACTCATTGGCATGGATAGAATGTTGCTTTTAGATGATGTAGTTTTAGAAAATACTGATTATTTCTATCATATTGATCTATTTCAACAATTTAAAACAGTACATCAAGATCTTGCTCTAGTTTATTTTGACGAAGATAATAGTAATACAGATGCATTTACTCTCGGCGCTGAATTACATGTTCACTACAGTGATAATACTGCACAAAATTCTGTGTTTGATTGTACTGTTGTAGAAGTTAATAAGAATCAAGATTATATTATTATTAATTTTACAAAGGCAGATTATTTAAATTCTAATAATCAGATAGAACTCGATGATGGTAGACTTTTACTGGGAGCCAGTGTCAATAATTTCTACACTAATACGGGCGCTGAACTTGTAGTAGATAGCGGCGCAGGTAATATTTCAGATTCATCGATATCTGGAAATGTTATCGCGACTGGAAATGTTTTTACTATTGAATATACAACAAACGATGACAGTATATTGATTTCTGGTGACAAAATAATACAAAGAGAAGATACTAACACTTTGACATTTGCTGAAGTTACTGTTGCAAATACGTTTTCAAATACAACATCTGGACAACAATTTGCAAACGTTATTAGGAATAAGGGATTTTTTAGAACAAATAGAAATTTTATTCGGCAGCGAACTGGACAAAACGAGGTGTATGGTTCAATTCAAAAAATGTCCAATGTGCAAATCGGTATCATCAATAATGGAACTGATTTAGTAGGTGGTATACCGTTTAAAAAGTTAGCAAATACTTATACATCTAATACCTCGTTGGGTAGTTACGCTAAAGGTTCTGCCAATAATAATAGTTTTTCATTTACAACGAAAGCCACTATCAGAGGTCCTGAACAGTTCTTAGAAGATACTAAAGATTATTTTTACTATGAGACGACGACTCGTGAAGGTGGACCATTTTATGTCGGTTTGATGGATACTGATACAGCTATTGGTAATCTCGACACATATGACGCAGCATCTCCACAAAACTCAGTATTTCAATGGATAGCCGGCGGAAATACTATTCAATTCAGTAATACACTAATCGGTGATGCTCTGAATTTTACTAACACCGCTATTCAAGTTGGATCTCTCGATAGATTAATAATTACAAATCCAGGTGAAGGATACGGTATTTCTCCATTTTATATTGCATATGACCCACTTGCATTTCATACTGAGCGTTATGACTTTTATATCAGATATGTTTCAGAAGACGAGGATGATGTGTTAAAAGCTTTTCGTTTAGGTGAAATTATAAGAGTAGGTACATCAAACGCGTTTGGACGAATTAAACAATTTAATGTTAATACACGAGAGTTAATAGTTACACGACTACACACTACTCAAGATGAATCTGCATTTGCTTCTCGTTCACAATGGGGTGTACAAGATGATTTTAGAATAGGCGATGTTATCAAAGGAGAATCTTCTGGTGTTAAAGCTACAATTGAAGTAGTAGATGAAATGAGAATGCATCCGAGAATAGGATTAAATGCAAAAATTAACACTGAAGCATTATCTGGCGATGGTTTTGCAACATCAGTGAGAGTAATCGATTCTGGTGTGGGTTATTTCGGTCGTAAATTAGATACAACTACTGATACATATGTGCGCGGCGAACCATTGACTCTGAAATCAATCGATGATAACACTAAAACAATATCAGTTGTCGGTTTCCTTGGTAATAATGGTGTAGCTCCAGGTGTACATCCTAATCGTAAATCATTCCTCAGTACAGATAAATATCTACAAGATAATGATTTCTATCAAGAATATTCATATCAAGTTCTAACAGCTTTACCATTTAGTAAGTACAAGCAAACTTTGACTGAAGTTTTACACTTAGCTGGTAGTAAACCATTCGGTGGCTATGTCGGTACATCAGAAGCGAGCTTAGACATTGATTCTTCTCAGACTACAGATATTTGGGATATTAAAAACTATGGTCTGTTTATCAACCAAAACACTTTCTACACTGCTAACGTAGCATAGAGATAAATAAAAAATGGCAAAGAAACTAGTACCAGCAGAATTTAAAACACATATTATCGATCAGCTTATTGAGTCAATCACTGAGCGAGCGAATACCTCGTACTATGCTTTCGTTGGTGATCATGAAACTGTAGCTTCTACTCTCGAAGAAGTCAATCCACCTCTAGAAACAGTCAATAAATTAAATTCTGAAGTTTTCAGAAATATGATTTTCGGAAAGAGAATCAATAGCAATGATATGAGATTCATGATCAATCGAAATGATTGGGTTTCTGGCACTGTTTTTGAGATGTATGATGATGAAAAACAAGAATTACAAGATAGTAATTTTTATACCGTCGTCGACGAAGACTCATTTAAACACGTGTATAAGTGTCTAAGCAATGCGAATGGCGCTCCGAGTACGATCAAACCTCTTTTCGAAGATGCAAAATATGACGCGGACTTATATGTAGCTGGTGATGATTACTATGAAACTTCTGATGGTTATCAGTGGAAGTATATGTATAGTATCACCTCTGCAGATTTTACTAAATTTGCCACTGAAAAATA